CTATGGCATGCTGGCAGTTACGACCCGCAAGACTTTTTAGGTCGTTTGATTGGTAATAAATCGTGGGTAAGACATGCAGAGAAAAGTTTCTTTGCGGCAATTGATCATAACTACTTTGCAACAGACTTTCATATTGATATGTTCTGTGCTAACTTACTTAATGATGGCTTATGTGAAAATCCGTGGGCGGCTGAAGATCGAGCAGATATGATTGCTGAAGGTAAGATTGTGCGTAGCGGTTGGCCTATGGAATATATGCCAACAGTACTTGCGCCATTTAAGAATTTAGAGAAACGTGACTTAATTCTGTTTCCGCATCGTATAGCACCAGAGAAGCAAGTAGAAATCTTTAAGAATCTTGCAAAAACATTACCGCAATATGAATGGATTGTCTGTCAGGAAGAACAACTCACTAAAGATGAGTATCATACATTGTTAGGTGAAGCTAAGTTAGTGTTTAGCGCAAACTTACAAGAAACACTTGGTATTAGTATGTATGAAGGTGCGTTAGTAAGTGCTATACCGATGGTGCCCGATAGACTCAGCTATCGTGAAATGTTCGATGATACGTGGAGGTATCCAAGCAAGTGGACTGAATCGTTTGAAAGTTACTTACATCATAAAGAATGTGTGTGTAATTTGATTAATGAATATATGAATAATTACAGTGAATATGCTCCGTTAATTCCACAGCAAGCACACAATTTGCATACTAATTTCTTCTCAGCAACTGAAATAATAAAGAATGTCATTTAATGCAATAGCAAAGTTTGAACAGGCTTTAGGTGAACTTACAGGCGCACCTTTTGTTGTTATGACAGATTGTTGCACACATGCACTAGAACTGTGTCTACGTTACGAGAAGGTAAAACGATGTCGTTTTAGTGCATTTACCTACCTTTCTGTGCCAATGACCATGCATAAACTGAACATTTCGTATGGTTTAACAGCCGATAATGAATGGGTCGGAGAATATCCTATACTTGGTACACGGATATGGGATAGTGCAAGATTGTTGCGTATGGGTATGTATCGTGCGGGACAAATGCAGTGCTTGAGCTTTGGATATAGCAAACCGTTAGACATTGGGCGTGGTGGTGCAATACTCCTAGACGATGAAGTTGCGTATAACAAACTTATACAGCAACGCAGTGATGGCCGAGACCTGCGTATTGCTCCGTGGCAAGATCAAAAAGTATTTGAAGTGGGTTATCATTATAGACCAACTATAGAAGAAGCAGTAAGAGCATTAGAAAAATTACTAACCATCAATCAAGAACCTAAATACATTAAGTATCCAGACTTACGTGAAATTATTATCAAATAACTTGACGTGACCTAAATAATAGTGTTATACTAATTTATCAATCGCCAATATCCACTGGCTTAACATAGGAGCAGTACATGTCAGACATAAAATATTCAGTAAGTCAATCAGTTCGCGAAAACTTAAAAGCACACAATAAACGTTTTTGGGCAGGTGACAACATCTCAGAATTCATCAGTGAATCTACTAAAGAAATGCTTATAGACGAAGCCACCGTAGCGTTTGAAGGTGTATTAGATGCATTGCTAATTGATCGCGAGAATGATCCAAACAGTAAAGGTACAGCACGTAGACTTGCTAAGATGTACTACACAGAGATTATGGCTGGACGTTACGAATTAGCACCAGATGCAACAGCGTTTCCAAATGATTCAGAAGATCGTTACGAAGGTATGCTAGTTGTACGTAGCGAACTTAAAAGCATGTGCAGTCATCATCACCAACCAGTTTCCGGAGTCGCATACATTGGTATTATTGCTGCGCACAAACTAATCGGACTTAGTAAGTATACACGTATTGCACAATGGTGCGCCACCCGTGGTACATTACAAGAAGAACTATGTAATGATATCTCAAAAGAAATTATGAATGCAACAGCAAGTGAGAATGTAGCAGTTTATATCCAAGCGACACACGGTTGCTGTGAGAATCGCGGCATTATGGCACATAGTTCATTGACTCAAACTACAGTACTCAAAGGTGCGTTTAATACTGATCCTGGTACTAAGCAAGAATTCTTTGATAATGTAAAACTACAACAGCAGTTTGCTCCAAGATAAGGAATAAGTATGTTTAAGAGATGGTTAATACGTTTAGCAGATAAATGGCGCATAAATGACTGGGAAGATACTGTGCCAGAACCCAAACAAGTCTGGGGCGGTGGGCGTAAACAGCGTAAGCAGACACTTAGTAGTGGGATGAATAGTTCAACACTAACATCTAAGTCACATCACCGGGTATCACACAACTACGACGACGATGGAGTAATTACATTTAAAGTGTATAGTGCAAATGGTGGCAAGATAGTTGAGGCATCACGTTACGATAACAATCGAGACAACGAAGTTATTAAACTGTATATTATTGAAGAAAATGCAGACTTTACAGAATCGTTGGCTAAAATTGTTACAATGGAGTATTTACGATGAATAAGATTGAAAAAGTATATTATGGTGATGTACACGTTAGAGATATGATTAGCGATATCTCTATGAAAATGCATCGTGACAATTGGAAACCCGATTACATTGTTGGGTTAACACGTGGCGGATTGATTCCAGCAGTGTATCTAAGTCACTATCTTGATGTTCCAATGGAAACATTAAAAGTAAGTTTGCGTGATAATGCAGATACCGAAAGTAACTTATGGATGGCAGAAGATGCGTTTAATGGTAAAAACATTCTTATCGTAGACGACATTAATGACACCGGTGCTACGTTAGATTGGATTATCAATGATTGGCAAAGCAGTTGCTTACCAGATGACCCACATTGGGAACATGTGTGGGGAGATAATGTTAGAATAGCGGTATTAGTTGATAATTTAAGTAGTAACTTTAGTTGTCAAGTAGACTATTGTGCTGTTGAGATTAACAAAGCAGAAAAAGATGTATGGATTGTTTACCCATGGGAAAGATAGATGTCTGCAGCATATAAAATAAGATTAATTAATAAAACAGGTGCTATCCGTTATCCTCTTTCACTACTATGGGCCACAGCAAAAACATATTACGAAGAAAATAGCAAACATGCCGACTTATGGGATTGGGGCGAAGCCGATTACGATTATTCAGACATCGACGCACTGATTAATCGATTGATAGATGAACAGCCAACTATTGTTGGATTTAGTGTGTACCTTTGGAATGAATCTGTTGTTTTACTTATGTCGGAAAAATTAAAAGATGCAATGCCCAATCTCATTATTGTATATGGTGGGCCACAGCAAGATATAAAATTCAATGGTGATTATTTCAAAGATCGTCCTTATACTGATTTGATTGTTCCTAGTGATGCATACGGCGAAGGATCTATATATGATATATTAGAAAACATCGTTAATAATAATGGTATACTAGATGCACCGTTAGTTCCGTATTCGTATTGGCCAAACCAATCTCGCGAAGTACAGTTCAACAGTTTGTCTCCGAAGAAAAGAGATTTTAAATGGCCAAAAAATGCACTCAGGGCACAAGAGAAACATATAATTCCGTTAATTAAAAAAGCCAAAGATGCAAACATAGGCAATATTTGGATACAGATGGAAACCAGTCGAGGATGTCCATATAAATGTAGTTTTTGTGACTGGGGTGGCGGAACATTTACTAAAACAGTTAAGAAAGATTTTGGTTTTGTCATGGATGAAATAACATGGGCAGGCGAAAACCAAATTGATGGGTTATTCTTTTGTGATGCAAATTTTGGTCTTTTTTCTATAGATATAGAATATATTAAACATTGCATAAAAATGAAAGAAAAATACGGGTATCCTAAGTTTGTAAATATACAACCTACTAAGACTAAAATTGACAATTTATATCAAGTATACTTACTATTATCAAATGCAGATATGCTAGCGTATTATAGTATCTCAATTCAAGACCTGAATGACGATGTTAAAAAGAATGTAGATCGAATTGACTTTAGTTTCGAAGATCAGGTACAGATGTTTAGAAAATTACAAACAAATGCAGACAGATATTTGCCAGTTTGGATCGAAACTATTATGGGTTTGCCGGGATCTTCAATCAATACCATAAAAGAAAGTATACATCGTATTAATTTAGAAAAATTACCATTTCCGATTGGCTATGTATGGGCTCTGCTGCCTGCGGCGCCCGCATATGATCCCGAATACAGAAAACAATATAAAATAAAAACAATCAAAGGTAAAACATCAGCCGGTATGGGCAGCGGAACACCGTTGAGGGAGAAACCAAATAGGACTATGGACCCTGGTGTTAATAAAACAGTAGCCGATACTGCTGATACAATGACAGAATATGTAGTAGAAACTATGTCGTATAATTCCAACGACTGGGTCAACATGAATATGCTGTCAATATTTACTGCATCTACTCAATCATCTGAAATTTTAGATCTAGTATCACATTATATGTGGCAAGAACATAAAGTTAACTACGGTGATCTTTTTCATGAAATAATGAATACAGTACTTTATGACGAGCGAGTAGATTATGAATTTAGAAAGGAAATGTCTAATTTAAAACTAGCATACGATACTTGGTTAACTGATAGTAAAAGTGATGTCTTTTGTGATTTTAAAGATGAATTTGCATTTACTATTTCTCCAGTTATCTATTATATTTTTATTATTCTTATTAATACTGATAAGTTTTTTGACGGAGTAATACTTGCTATTAGTAAATTTGTCGAAGTAGATGATCGTATCTTAGATCTATGTCATTTTTCAAAAAATAGATTATTGGATATCACTTATCGTCCAGGAAGAATTTTTAGTACACAATACGATTGGCCTAAATATAATAAAGAAGGTATATTAGATCATACACCAAAAACTTATCAAATTACTGATACAGAAGTATTTACTGGGAAGGTGTGGTTTCCAATTGATTGGGAATTATATGAAGGTACCCTTAATTATTATTCACATTATATCTACAGAGTATGTTATGATATGCGATCCAAAAAAACTTCAGTCAATATGAATGAACTTGACTTAACAGTTTAATTATAGTATAATTAATTATCAATAAGAAAGAGATACAATTATGAAATTAAAAGTTAGTGAGATATTTTATTCAGCGCAAGGTGAAGGACGCTTTATTGGCGTTCCGTCGTTATTTCTGCGTACATTTGGCTGTAACTTTACCTGCGGTGGCTTTGGTATGCCACGCGGCACAGTTAGTGCAGAGCGCAATGTAATTAAAGTCGAACAATACAAGTCGTACAATGACCTACCACTTGTTAATACAGGGTGCGATAGTTACGCAAGCTGGGATCCGAAATTTAAAAGTTTAAGTCCGTTATTATCTATAGACGAAACAGTTAAGCAAATGCTTGATGTTATTCCCAATAACAATTGGCAACAAACAAATGGTAATAACGTGCATTTAGTTATTACAGGCGGTGAGCCGTTATTAGGATGGCAACGTGCGTTTCCTAAGTTGTTAGATCATGCTGATATGGCAAACTTACAGAATCTTACGTTTGAAACAAACGGCACACAGGCGTTACATGCAGACTTTGCTAGATATTTACAAGTATGGTCTGCTACACGTGGAGAAGTTACATTTAGTGTAAGCCCTAAACTATCAGCAAGTGGGGAAACTTGGGAAGATGCTATTAAACCCGAGATTGTAAACAGTTACGAGTTTGCTGGTACAACGTATCTCAAGTTTGTTATCGAAACACCAAATGACTTCGATGAAGTTGATCGCGCTGTAGTTGCATATAGAACAGCAGGCTTTACTGGTATGGTTTATGTTATGCCTGTTGGTGGTGTTGTTAGCGTATATGATGGTAACAAGTTCCATATTGCAGACGAAGCAATGAAACGCGGTTATTATTACAGTCCACGACTTCATATCGAACTTTGGGGCAATTCTTGGGGAAAATGATGTTTAAACGATTTATAGCATGGGTTAAAGAATGGCACGAGACGTTAAGTGATCCAACAAATTGGGATGATAGCAACGATCCTTGCCCGTATAAATGTAATTGTGATAAGGACAACAAATAATGTGGAAAAAAATTAAAGCAACACTAGGTTTAAACAAAGCAGAGCTAGCAGAAGCCGAAGCCAAAGCGATGGCCGCGAGCGAAGCACGAACTAAACGTGCAGAAGCAAAAGCCGAAGCTAAAGCAGAGAAAGCCAAAGTTAAAGTGCTATCGGCTAAAGACGAAGCAACTGCAAACGGTCAGCCGTGGGTAGAAGTACTTGGCATTGAAGTAGACGAAGCTGATCCAGGACAAGGTGCGTTTGAACTTGACTGGAATGATGTGTTTATCACTAAATTGGTACGTGCAGGCTTCCAAGGTAAAACAGATCAAGACTTAGTCGACAACTGGTTTAAAGCAGTATGTCGCAATGTAGTAACAGAAACATACGAACAAGATCAAGCCGACCCAGAAAAACGTGCAGAATCACGTAGACGTGACTTAGGTAACGGCAGAACAGAAGTATCTTGACATTTAACTGGCGTTGTTTATTAGGAAATTCTTATATTGTTCGTGTGTTCCAGCAAATCTTAAAATCATTTGATAGTTAAGTTTATGCTCCGTGCACCAAAGTTTTAATTTAGAAGTAATGATAGTATTTCCACTGATAGTATCAACTATATTCCATGTTTGACTGTTTGATCTACTTATGTTCTGTTTGTGAGTATTAGTTTTAGGCTTTGATACGGCTTCAATCACTGTTTGTGGGCGCGGTTTTCCTTTTTTGGACTCTGAAATTCGTTTACGTCCTTGCCAAGTAATTCCAGTGTCTCCGCCGGTTTCTCCGTTCTCTAACATTAGATTAGCCCACTCAGATGATTCTACAATTTTATTCTTTTCCGAAAAGTTTATAGCAAATTCTGTTAATTCTTTTTTGTTGTTAAATAGTTTGCACCAAATAGTTTCTATATTATATCCGTGCTTTTTTAAGTGATTATTCCAATACACACCTGATCCGGTATATTTATATGGGTCTTGTTTTGTTTTACCAAAGTACTTTAATCCTGTTGCGGTATGTTGTTTAATATACAACCAAGTTGGGGTATAAATAGTCATGCTGACATAGTTCCTTTATGTTAGAGTAGTTGGATGTTGTCGCATCGCGAACTACACTTCTATTTATCCAAAATACTAGTTGACTTAACCATAGTAATGTGCTATTATATACTATAATTAAGTGTTAAGGAAGTAATAAATCATGCGTTATTTAATCGTAGATGCAGCAAACACATTCTTCAGAGCCAGACATAGTGCGCACAGACAAAGTGACACGTGGGATAAGCTGGGCTTTGCCATTCATGTTACCTTAGCTAGTATTAACAAAGCGTGGCGG